CACCTTGTCCATCCCATCCAGATAGAGCAAGGCAAAGCCCTGGTTGATCTGATTGCCCAGCGGGATACCCTTGCCCTGCGTGCTGTCAATGAACAGATTGCACAGCCAGCAAATATCCGGGTCGCTCCCGAAGTGATACGCCACAAGGTCCTTCAGCTGCTCATGGGAGATGTTATAGAAGAACTTTGTGATATCGCACTTGAGGATATAGCCGCGAAAGCCGTATTTCTCATGGAACTGCGCCATCTGTTCGCTCAGTCGGTCCAGGCCGAACAGAGTGCCTTTCCCTTTCTGTCCAGCGCAGTTGTCCTGAATGAACACCCGCTGCAGTCTTGGCATGATCACGTTGTCACAGAGACTGTGCTGTATGACTTTGTCCTTGAAAGAGGTCGTCTGTATGATGCGCTCCTTCGGCTCGTAGACCTTGAATTCGGTATAGGCAGATACTCGATAGGTCTTGCTTTTCAGCTGCGATATGAGAGCATGAATACCGTCCAGAGCCGCAAGGTTAAACCTTGCTGAACTTTTCTTGTATCCCTTCCCGCATCTGGCTCTGCGGAACGCTCGGTACATGTTGCGGAAGTCTGTCACTTTCTCGAAGTCGGTCATACAACACAGTCCTTTTTTGTTTATCCATGCGGAAAGGTCGTGCGTTCTTTTGATGTGGTGCTTTGATTTCGGCTGTTGCCTACTCTGTCGAGCGTTCCACCAGAACGGGCGGACGCCGTTGTTGTCGTTGTTGTAGTTGTTGTTGTTGATGTAGCCGGACGGCGCAACGCAAAGAAAAATACAACGCACGGCCCGCTTCACTCATTGCCGCTCCTTGGTCCTCCACGCAATCGACATATACTTCACATCGCAGACCATCTTGGACCAGTAATCTGCGGAGCTGTCATTGAGAAGAGACAGGCTCATGGATAGCTCAATGTAAAACAGCAGCTCGTCGCAGAGTGTGATCGCCTTTGTGATGGTCTCGCATCGCTCCTGCCGGCGGGTTGCATTGTTGATGCGGTTCGCTTCCAGCAGCGTCTCATATATGTCGAGGCTTTTGATTTGGATGCGGTCAACGAGGGAATGACGGTATTTTTTGGGATATCGGTTGCAATTTGAGGTGATCTTGAAGGAATGAACGGCCAGCTCCTTTGCTTTGACGATCACCTTCAGATCGTTGTCTGCCATCGTTACTCCTCACAAGATCCAAAGATAGAAGATACAAAAATCAAAAACGGGCGGACGCCGTAGTAGTCGTAGTAGTAGAAGTAGTAGCTGATGTCGCCGGACGGCGCAACGCAAACGACCCAAGTAGGATCATCGTGAGGCAATGCGGATTCGGGCGTAGCGAGCCACCACCAGTTTTTCACCTTGTGCTGATCGAAGATGCCGACGTTTGCCCGGTAGAAGTCAAAGGTGGGCAGGCTGATCAGAGACTCCATCTCGCCATACGGGGTCAGACCATCAAGGGTGGTCAGGTCGGTTTTGATGGGGCAAAGGTTTTCTTTTCCCACAGCCTCAATGACCTTGGGCAGGACTTCCTCCTCCATCTTTTTCAGCACATCGCTCTCTTTGAGGTTGTTATTGCTGCCGAATCGAGAGCGGAAGAGAATGTCCTTAGCGACCACGGGGGTCATGCCGTCCACATCGGGGAACTTGATGAATTCGATGCCTCCGACCGTGAAGGTCTCGCCATCCTTGACGCCGGGGATACAGAACTTTTTGCTTTCCATGATTGTGCTCCTTTCACTTAGATACAAAGATATTAGATTTTAAGATGCAAAACGGGCGGACGCCGTTGTTGCCGAAGCAGTAGTTGAAGTTGCCGATGCAGCCGGACGGCGCAACGCACTTGACCCAGCAGTCGTTCTCATGGGTGGGAGTGCTGTATGGCGTTGCCAGCCACCACCATGCGTCGACCTTGTGCTTGTCCAGGATCTCAACGTAACGGCGGTACTGTCCAGCGGTGAGCAAAGACATACCGCGCTTGACCGTGCCATAGTCTTTCAATCCATCATCGGCGGTCAAATCGACCGTATGCTCCACCAGGTTCTCCTTGCCGATCACAGCCTCGATCTCGGTAGCAAACTGGTTGCAGATCTCATCAACATGGGAGCCGGCGTAGTTGTTGTTCTCTCCAAATGCGGTCCGCTCCCCCAGAAGATCCTTGCGGATCACCGCGGTAGTGTCGCCCGAATGCTCCAGGACAACAAATTCATGTTGGCCGATTTTGAAGGTGTCCTTCACCGCAATGTCCGCCAGTCGAGTCTGGTTTAGGCCGAGGCTTCCTTTCAGCTGCTCCACCTGCTCTGCGGTCAATTCGATCCGCTGACCGCAAATGTTAATGTAGTTTTCCATTGTTAATCTCCTTTCACTTCCACAGTTGATTAAACTTTTCTTTTGCTTGCTGGAAACTGATAGGCAAATCAGCAAACTCCTCACCCTTGACGCCCACCAGCAGGATATCGCCTACGAAATCCACGCCGCAGATGGTACAGTTGTGGGGCAGACCCAGCAGCCGCCCCTCTTCGTTGCAGACCACGCACATATCGGTGGCAAGCTTGGCGGTTTCGATATAGCCTCCCACCGCCGTCTGCAGGTTCTCCAAGGTGTTGGACACCCACACACTCCGGGGCGGACAGCCGGGGCGCTTGCTGATCACACGGATTTTGTCAGCCATGCGTACGACCTCCTTGGCACGGCATCTCGCCCTCGAGTTTGAAAATAAGAATGCTGAACATCCTTTCACCATTCTCCTTAAGCCACTCCATGGCGCTGTTCCAGTCCGGGCGGCGAATGTAGTCCACGTCCTTCGATTGCTCGGTTTTTCGAAACGTTATGTCGTAGTACATGCTTACCCCTCCACCAGTCTGTTCAGCGGACAGGCCGCGCACTTCTCGTCCTGCTCATCCTGTTCCTTGCATTCCCACGGCCAGCGGCAGTATTCCTCACAAATCTGCTCAGCCAGTCCCTCCAGACAATCCCCGTGGAATACCGGCCCGGCGGTCACATTTTCGCCGCATATCTTACAGTTTGCCATGCTTATCTCCTCACTTTTTTGCGTTGATCCGGCACCATTTTCTCTGTGCCGCTTTCTTTCGTGCCGTCCGGCACTCCTGGCAGAACCGGTTTTCAGTGCGCTCATAGAATGTGCGTCCGCACCGGGCGCAGTATTGGGGCTTGATACGGACGAACTCGGTGCAGCTGTCGCACTCGGCGCAGCCTGCAGCGCATCCGCCAACATTGTCCCAGTTCATGCACATAAAGCGTTGCCAATACGGGTCGTAACCAAGGTCGTTCATCCGCTTCCGCAGGAGCGCATCCAGAACGGAGAGGTTCTTCCGGACTTCCGTCCGCGTTCTGGAGAGGTTGAAGCCCTGTCGGACAGTCGGATCCGGAGCACCGTGGCCCCACGGGCCATTTCCGAGCATGGTGCGTATCTTGTCTGCGTCTTCCGTCAGATAGGTGAAATAGACCTTTCCGCGCACGGCCTTCTCGGATCGGCCGACTGCTTTCCCAATCATGGGGTAGCTGTCGCCATGCCGGATGCCTTCAGCAAGGGCCTGATAGTTGGCGTCCGTCCACACGCTGTCTTTGCTGTGGTTATCCGCGCGCACTGGACGCTCCTTCAGACCGAGATCCCGGCAACGGCGGACGATGGCGCCTTCGGAACGGCGGAGGATCTCCGAGAGCTCCGCATAACCGTATTTGTGCTGCTTCAGCAGCATGGCAAGCCGGCTATCTTCGTCCGGGGTCCATGGATCCTTCCTCTGCAGGGCAAATGCCTGGAAGTCTTTACGGCGCTGCTCGGGTACCCAGTCTGGCTCCGCACCCAGAGCGAGGGGCTCCAGCTTGGAGAAGTCAATAAAGCTACGGTGTTTTTCGGCCCAGTCCCAGAATTCGTCCAGGTAAACGATCCGCCAGGCGCACTTGTCCACCCGCTTTGTGTGGACAGGCAGGCCCCGGTTTTTTACCCAGCTTTTCATCTGATAGCTGTACGACTGGGAGTTATCGGTGATCGTGAGCATCAACTGATTAAAGGTCACATAGTCACCGGCATCCAGCATTCCACCCAATCCCATCTTGCCGGCGCGAACTTTGATGGCGTTGACCGTGCGTCCCAGATGTTTGGCGATGCCCGGGATGGAAACCGAGCCCCAGTGTTCCTCCAGGTACTCAATTTCTTCCGGCAACCATATTTTCTGCGTGGAACAGCGCAGCTCTCGGCGCTTGTTCCGGACAGCGCCCTCCGAACGACCAAGTTCGAAAGCCATTTCCACTTCGGTCTGCGTTCGCCAATGATCCCGTATGTACTGTTCCTCTTCAGGCGTCCATGTTTTGTTTTGTCTCATTCTGCTGGTGACATGAGACAAATGGCCGCAAGGGCCTTCTCCAAAATTTCGTTCATACCTCTTGCACCATCTCCACGCCTACGCTATAATAGGCATGGAGATTTTTATCCTTTCCGATAAATTTCATCCTTCGCAGTCGGCTCCCGCCAGAGCCGGCTGCTCTTTTTTGTCCTTTTCAAGGCTCCCCTGTGCAAGGGGAGCTGTCGGCCGTGGGCCGACTGAGGGGTTGTCCAACGCCCACACCTCAGCATCCGTGATCTCCGCCCAGTCACACTTCCACTTCTCCGCCGCACACAGGATAGCCGCGAATTTGGAAGCCCCCGGCACGATCACCTCGCCGTATTTCGGATGTACCACCCGGACCTTTCCCGGAAAGGCCCACCGGTTTCTCCGGGCGATCTTTTTCGCCCGCTCCCGCCGTCTGGCCTCTTCCTCGTTCTCCTGCAGGCCCCGCGCCCAGCGCCAGCCCCAGTCGTCCTTTCGATACTCGTCTGCGGTGTATGCCCTGCTCGTAGGGCGTGACGACTCGGCACGCCGTTCCTCCGCACTCACAGCAACACCACCGCCATGACCGCCATGCCGATCAGATCCACAATGGCCACGCCCAGCGCCCACCGGGCCACCCGGCCCTCGCTCCGGCGCTGGCTACTCTCCCGGCGCAGGGCCGCACGCAAGCGCCGTTCCAGTGATACCCGCTCCCGGAGACTGTTCTCCTCCTGCTCCGACGCGATCTCCAGCGCCCGCTCCGATGCGACTCTGCTCCGGTCCACATCCTCCACGATTCGGCCGTACTGTTCCAGCGCCCGGCGCAGGGCCTTCGCTTTTTTCTGACTCATGTTTTACTCTCTCCTTTCGTGGCTTCCCTGTGTAAGGGGAGCTGGCCGCCCTGTGGGCGGTCTGAGGGGTTGTTCCCCATCTCCTTCACCATTTCATACTCCGCCCCGTACCGTGTCCGGCCGCAGCGGTCGCACTTGACCTTCTTGTCCTTCATGCGCGTCAGCTGCCGCAGCCCCGCCGTCCCGGCCACGATCGCGCACTTGGAACACAACGTGATCTTCTTCATCTTTGTCTTCCTCCTTTCTAATGCCTTCCCCTCGAGGGGAAGGTGGCAGCCCGAAGGGCTGACGGATGAGGTGGCGTCACCGTTCACACCCTCACGTGTAGTACCGTTCCATCAGATACTTCCTGGGCACCTTGTACGGCACCGTCAGATATCCCTTGGCTTCCAGTTCCGCGTTCAGCTGCTTAATAACCTCATAGGCCTTGGTCAGCCCGATGTCCAGCAGCTCCGCTACGTCTTTCGCTTTCAGCAAGTCCATATGTCTCCTCCGTCCTGTCTTGCCGCCCCCTCGTCTTTGTGCTATCCTGATTAAAGAAAGGAGGTGACCACAGTGTCCAATATTGATTCCCTTTATTCTTCATTTGAGCAGCAGCTTGCCCTCGCATGGGCGCAGGCGCATCTGGCCGATTACATGCGCACCCACGCTGACTGCTCCGCCGAGGAAAAGCGCACCGTCTTTTTAGAGGCTCTCGAGGGCGGCTTTCATCTCGCCCTCGATCTGCGCGATTGACGGTTTGCACCTCTCCACCGGGTTGAGATAAGCGTTCTTCACTAACTCAAAGGCTATTTCAAATTCTCTAACGCTTGCCCCTTGCTTCGCCGCTGCTTCCACCAGCGCCACGGCAAGGGGTTTTGCTTTCGGATATTTCGCGATCAACGGAGCAAATATCGCCTTTTCCACCTCTCACACCTCCTCCGAGCAATCCTCCGGGCACGCCATCAGCTGCTCTATCATCTGCTCCGCCTGCTCTCCCGGAATCTTGGCAATGCAGGTCTCCTTCGTTTTGTCCTGCTGCACCTCCAGCTTGACATATACGCTCCCCGGTTTGAAATTCGTATTCAGCAGCCGTTCCAAC